TCATCTGGGTCAGCCTTGACATTGTTATACAAGTTGTAGAAAACAGTCTGATATTCAACACCCGGATTGCTGGTGCTGAATGTTGAGTTGATGCTGTTGTTGTAACCTGTATTTGCACCAAGCACAGTTGGAAGAATTCCATCGTAACCTGTTGCGTAAGCAGAAGTATCAGAGGAAGCGCGTGAAGCAGCAGCACCAGAAGTGCTATATGCCGCATTGTTTCCTGTGAGATTTTGAGCAGCAGCACCTTGAACATAGAAGGTACCAGTTCCACGAAGTGTTCCCTGATACTTCAAGTTTGCTGCGCCAGTTGCAGTTCCAACATAAATGTTGTAACCAGTTGCGCCGACTACTGGTGTGCTAACAGTAACAGCCAATACATCGCCAGCAGCGACAGCGGTGCTTGCTTCAGTTCCGAGAATTGACTCGCCGAAACCTGAACCAGCAATACCTGCATCTGCGGTGACATTGACATAATAAGTAGCAGCAGCGAGAGCAGTTTGGCTAGCAGTTGCTACTGGTGATGTGAGTGCGAATGTTGGAGCAGAAAGTGCGCCTGAATAACCTGATGCGGTTCCGCGTGCGAATAGAAGCATGCGCTCTTCCATCAACATTGTTGCGTATAGCGTAGATGTTGAGGAGAGTTGGCGTAGGTCTTGATAACCCATACCTGAGAAGTTCGCATCAAACGAAACTTGGTCAGAGAGTGAGTAGGAGTTGTAAGGCAACACGAGGTCGTCTGCTGTGTAGGAAATCTGAGGACCGCGCTCTAGATAGAACGGGTTAGATGCTCCAGGAGCGAAGTTGTTCTGTGTTGTTTCGGTAATTCCAGGCCAAATGTTTCCTTGTCCGCCTGTACCTGTACCTGTGTATCCAAGAATTCTCTTGACACGGTGCGAAGTACCAACGCCACGCTTGCGTGGAAGTTTGTTACGGAGAGGTGTTGGGCGAGGTGTTAAAAGTTTCGCAGGTGCTTCGAGGTCGAATGCTGCGAACGATGAGGAGAGTGGCTGAGTTAGGGTGATTTCTTTGTTGATATCGCCCATTGCGCCACGCTGTGCTGCGAGAGCATTGTTCAAAGAAGCAACAGCATCAGGAGAGAGTGACTTGTTAGCAACAAGTGCTTCAATCTGTGCGGTGGCATCTGTTGAACCGCCGAGAGTTTCACCGTTGAACGAACGAGGCGCGGAAAGTGCCTTGCTTAGTTCTGCGGTGTATTCCTCATGGCGCTCAGCAGCAACTTTTGGATTGGACTCGTTGTACAAGTCCGCTGCTTTGAGTTGTGTTTTAGCCATTGTTATCTTTCTGTAAAGAGTTACGCTTGTGCTTCGGAAGCGGATTTAGCAAGAAAATCTTTTGCCATTTCGCGGTATCCCTTAGCCAAGTCGGTATCGGTTGTAGCGGATGCTTTTGCTAGATATAAATCTGCTTTGGCTTTCCACTCATTGTTTGTTTTAGCACCTGTCGCTATGGTTGTCCGCTTTGGACCGCCACCTATTGCGAGAGATTTTGCCGTTGCTAGTTCAGTTTCGAGAGATGCTGCTTTGCTCTCTACCGCCTCTTTTGCGGATTTTAGCGCAGCGATTTCTGCTTCAACTGTAGCCATAGCACTCTTTACGGCTTTCTCAATGACAGCATCAATGCCGTCAGCGAGCAGGGACTTATTCGACGAATCTTCTTCATCGAAATCTTCGTGTTCAGATGGGCTACCTACTGTTTCAATTTCAGGTAGCGGTGTGATTGTTTCAACGCTCTTAGGCGTTGGTGGTTGAATCGCAGGTGTCGGTACTGGTGTGTCATTCGGAGTTACCATGACCGCAGTTGAGACATCGGGATTGCCATGCGACTGTGATGGCATGTTACATCCACACTCAAGACACTTCTGTACATTTTCGCCTGAGTTCTGTACAGATTTGTCCATTTCTTCGCCGTTCTCAGACACTAATTCCTTGTCGAGAGGTTTTTTTCCTTCTGCTTCTTGCGCTTCTTCCTGCGCTGTCTCAGCACCGACAGATGGACCTTCTTCAGTTTCCTGTTCTGCGGTTTCGCCATATTGTTTTTCAATATCGCTGTATCCGTATTCCTTGCACATGCGTGTGATTTCATCAAGCGATTTACGCGCTGATGCGTAACGCTCGACCATTTCTTCGCGAGAAGGAACTGCCTTGGCTTCGCCGTTCATTGGCATTCCATCTGCTTCTTTTGCTTCGGCAGATTTTGCTGCCTTTGATTTGCGCGCCATTATTCGCTCCTTGTTTTTTATTTGTGCTGCCATGTTCAGATATGATTCATGGTCGCTGTCTAAATCGCTGAGATAAGTGTCAATCGCAGCATAGGTATTGCCGATTCGGTCTTGAATATCGCTTGCTACATTACTATCAATATTTCCGAGTGCAGCATAAGCGATGTCTAAATCATCCATTGCCGAACGCAAATTTTCAACATGTTCTTCGCCATCTGATGAACGAACAGCCTCATCAAGTTTGTTTGATGCATCGCGCATCGCAGTTTCTGCTTTCTGAGCAGCGTTAATTTCACTTCTCTCAGCACCAGCGTTAAACAATTCTGTTTTCAAATCACCGATATCGTCTTTGTGCGTTTGTGCTTCTCCGCGTAAAGATTCATCTTGTTTCGGTTCACGAGCATCACGATAGCGGTCTTCGGAATTTCCTCCGCCATCACGATTGCCATGGTCAGACTGGTCATGGTCGCCGTGTTTCTCTATCAATTCTTCTGTTTTGATTAGCGTCTTCTCGCCTGTTACTGACTTTGCTAATACGAGTTGGCAGTTAGGATTAGCAGGTCTATCAACGAGCGAGACTTCGACAATCTGTCCGTCAATGATTCTGCCGTTCGCTGCTTTCTGGTCGCGGACTACGCGTGGTGCTTTGATACCGATGCTGAAACCTTTGAGTACGCGCGCCTTAACTTTCTTAACTGATACTGGGTCAACAACGAGAGCCGAGATGTAGTGTCCATCGTTCTTCTGCTCATATTCCTGCGCTACACCAGCAGCGATGTTGCTGTGTTGTTCGCGGATATTGCCACCTGACATAAACCATTCTGGCATAGCGCGGTCAAGCCACGCAGGGTCACAGATTTGCTGGTCAATGTCAATGGAATCGTCTGTGGCTTTGCCATAAACAGTTAGCGTTCCATCGCCATTATCGTCCATCTTGACGATGCCAGCATATACGCTTGTATCTTTCATATCGTTCCTTTACTCGTTTATGCCTTGAGTATCTACTACATAAGGGGCAACATCGCACATACAATTTGGGTGAACAGGTGGGTCGCCGTTTGGCCACTGCTCTCCGAGTTGTATCGGTGATGCTGCTTCGTTCTCTGAACACAAATCGCAGGGGTCTGCGACAAGGTATTCAATCATTTCTACGCCCGACTCGCGGTATAAATCTAGCGAGGATTGTACTACTGCGTATGAAGTTTCTGTCTGAGCGATAGACAATGCCCGTACTGGGTCGTCTATCAGTTGGTCTATCAGGATAGATGCTTGCTTTGGCGTTTTGCCTGTGTTCAGCGTTTGCGCCAATATCGTGCCGATACGCTTTACTGTTGTCATTGTTATCTCATCGGACATTGCCGTACCGCGATTGAGCAGGTCATATAGCGTTGCGCTAGGACGAAGCCGTAATGCTGCTGCTCTATTTCCGGGTTTCCATGTATCCCAATTTATGGATAGTGCGCGCCGTAAGTCTTTTGCGCTTGGTGCTGCTTTACTTATCTTGGCTTTCCGCGCTATCTCGTACGCGCTGAGGTCAATACCGAGAATGGCGCTATCAGCATACAAGTTATACAAAGTGCTGCGTAATGTCTGAGTATTGACGATGACATGTATGCGCGCCCACGCGCGAGCCTCGTCAGGCGTGACAGTTCCGCTACCTTCGGGAAAGTTCGCGAACCACGCATCAACGATGCTAGAAACATCAACAGAAGCCCGAATTGCCCTACGAATAGCGCGCTGATGCCGAACCGCTAGTCTCGTTTTGAGACGCTTCGTGTTCGGTTTCATTTACAGCCCTATGTATCTCTCCGCATGCCAACGGGCAGATTCTTCATCGCCGATAGCAAGATACTTGTTGATAACTTCAGCATAGTCGGCTTCGACTATTTCGAAGTTGAATGCTCTTTTGCGGTTGCCTTTGCGTAACCATTTGAGGAATTTCTTAACTTCCTCAGTAGCCTGATTACTTTCCTCTTCCGCCGTGTCCTCAACCACCTCTTTATCAGGTTCGCCCGTTTCAGTTTCTGCTTCTTCACCGATGGTGAGTCCGCCATCAACTGCCGTAGCATCAGGACCTTCAAGAGCACT